CTCATGTCCTCAAGGTCTTGGGTGAATATCTCAGAGAGCCTGCCCACTGACAGGGCTGCATCCACCTGTGACCTTTTCTTTGCCATCTTGAGGAGGGTATTCACCTGAGAAAAGATGTCATCATTCTCCATCCGGTATTGGGTGTATGTGCCTTTACCATCCCTCCGCTGACCTGTCCTCTTGACCAAGGTCAAAGGTGTTAGAGAACCTTTCATGCTGTCTGGGACATCATCAGGAAACACCCACCTCCACCGATATTTTGATTCTTTGGAGTTGCATTCCCCCAGACCCTCACTGACAACAAGGTTGTCTGATGGTCTGACCAGTTGGCATTTCACCCTGTAGTGGAAAAAACCCTTGCTCCAGTCCTCTGTGGCATCCTCCACAATATAGTGGTCTGCCAGACCCAAGAGCTTGGTGATTTTCTCTGCTCCTGCCTTGAGTAGAGTGGGGTTGCTGGTGCCCTGTATGGTGCCATAGTCATGACCCTCCTTGAGGTGTTCTCTGACCAGCACTTGGAACTTGCTGATGGCAGCCAGCTCTGCCTTGGTGGTCTCCTCATCTGGGACTGTCAGTGCAACTGTCTCCATCTATGCACCTCCTCTGATATTCAGGACAGGCTCCTCCCAGATTTTAACACCTGCAATGCCGGTTCTGCCAGCCCTGACCTGCTTGCCCAGTGCCACCATGTCAACCACCTTGAACTCATCGGGGAGCTGGGCAAAGTCCACCACCTCAAATTTCTTGAGGGTCTTGGTTCCCAGTGTGCCTGCCTCAGCCCTGACATGGGCAGGTGCCCCAGCTGGGATTTCAGTGGGGGTCAGGAGCTCCTCTGAGGTATTGCCGGTGAGTTCCTGCTCTCTGGCAGCTAGGTCAGCTTTCATTTTCGCCAAGTCCTCTGCCTCTTTTGCTTTCCGGTCTTGCTCCTGCCTGTATGCCAACACCTTGCCTCTAGTGGTCTGGTCTGCCTCTGAAAGAGGCTCTGAGAGGGTCTTGAACAGATTATTGATGTTTTCAGTGTGAACCCTCAGGGGAGTCAGCTTTTCAGCCCTTAAAGCCTCCAGAGCTTTCTTGACTCCCTGCATTATGCTCAGGTCATTGGTGGCACTTTTGACATCCTCATCAGAGATGATGATTCTGGTGGCAGCGTATTTGCAAAGACCCTGAATTTGGTCATTGAGCTGCAGGAAAGAGATGTCCTGCAGGGGGTCAATCACTGCCAGCCTGATGTCCTCTGCCATGTTTATTTCAACTATTTCTGATTTTTCCATTTTCACCTCTTGAAAGTAGTATTTTGATGTGTCACAATATAGTTGTCTGTCTCCTTGGTTGATACACCGGAGTTGAGAGCCCCCCCCCATTTGGGGGGGGCTCTCCTCTTTTGGTGCTCACCGTCTGTGCATGGCACCACCTCCTTATTCAGCTCATAATGTAATTGGTGCAAACCAGCTGGAGTTCCGGGAACCTCTTGCCAATCAACCCAGCGGTCTTGGCAGACAGACTCCTTGTGCCTTTCTTGACCATGCTGAGGTTGGCAGGAGAGATTCCCAGCTCCCTTGCCAGTTGGGAGTCACTCCAGCCTTTGGTGACCTGAATCTTTCTGAGCCCTTTTAGTATTTCCTGCATCTCTCCAGCCTCACTTATTCAACCCTGTGAAAATATATTACAGCATCCATTCACATTTGTCAATAGCCATTGAGAGCTCCTCAGGTGATATTCTGGCAGGGGCTTTCACGGTGGCAATGTGGCAGGATTCAAGGCACAAAAAAAGAGGGGAGGGGTTCTCATCTATTTGAGAACCCCTCCCCATAATTGTTGAGAAAATTCAACAATTAAACCCCAGCTGGTCAATACTTGCTTGCCCTGAGCAGCCAATCCAGTGACCTCTCCTTGAGCTTGGCACTGGAGCCAAAGAGGATGGCATCCTCCCTCTCTGTGCTCTCATGGAGTTTTCTCTCATGGTCAGCAAATTCAGTGGCACCCATATAAGCCTGATACATGGTGCCCTGAATCTTGGGGTTCTGGTTTCCCCTGCCCACATAGACAAGCTCCTTGACCCTCTCCATTTGCCTCTGGATGGGGTCATAGACATCCTCCATCTTGATGCCTGCTTTCTGACCAAAGGTTGCCAGCAGAAAGTCATCCATGTTCTTGGGAGGGAGCTGGCAGGTTGCCAGCCATTCCAGCATCTCCTTGTGCTTGTCATAGTAGAGCCTGACCAGAGCCAGCACCTGCCTTGCCTGCTCCACCTTGTCACTACCATTGGCATTCTTGGTGTGCCTGCTGTAGAAAGTCTCCCCCAGCTTGTTGTTCAGGCTGGCTCTGAGGGTGTTCCAGCAGACCCACCGGATGGGGGTAAAAAACATCTGTCTGGCTGTCTGCCCATCATGGGAATTGACCAGCATCAGATACTGGTCAATCCTCTCATCCTCCATCCCCAGAGGGTAGAGGGAGTCATTGAGCTTTGCCTGCAGGCAAATTCTTTTGCCCCCCTTGAGGCTCCCTGCTGCATGGTATTTTGCCTCACCGGTTCCCACCACAGCATCAAAGAACTCAAAGCATTCCCTGTTCTGGATGGGGGTGTAAAAACTTCCCACCACCTCATAGACCTTGCCATCAGTCTTTCTGACCACTGCCCACTTGTCAGGAATAACCTGACCCTTGAAATTGGCAAGGCAGATGGGCTCCAGAGCCACCTCCCAGTCCAGACCGGCAATGGTCATTGCCTCCTCAGCAGTCATCACATGGTCAACCTCTGTCTCCAACCGGTGCCATGATTGCCCTCCAAAGAGAGCTAATGTCTCCACTTGGCTGGCAGCAGGGGTTTTATACTCTGCTGCATCCCTTGCCATTGCTGCATTCAAATCTCCCATGGTCATGATTCGTTTCCTCCTTTTTATTTTCAGTTGAAAAACTTACAGGAACAGGGGTGTGGTGATGTCAGTGTTGGCAGTGATGATGACCATGCACTTATTGAAAGATGCCCCCATCAAGGGGCTCAAGGTCTTTCTGTTTGGCATGGTCTCAAAGGTTGCCACCTCCAGCTTGTCATGGATATGGGCTTTCAGCCCATAGTATTGTGCCTCACTGAGGACAATCACAGGCTGCAGGTTCCCTTTCTCCTTGAGCTCTGCCAGCTCTTGGTAGAGGTGGTCACAGAGCTCCTTGGCTTGGATGACGGTGCTCCCTCTGCTATCCACAAATTTCTGTGGCATGTGAACCTCCTTTCAATAGTTGATGTCTGGCTTGAGGTCATCCAGCACCAGTTCTTTGCCCTCAGCCCAGTGCATGAATCCCTCCTGTGTGAGGAGCTGGGCTGCTGCCTTGGAGCCACCCTCTCTCACAACCTCCTTGGCAACAAAGAGCCTCCTCTCTTTTGGGTTCATAGTCTGCCTCCTTTCTTTTATTTAAGCTGAAAAGCTCACTGCATGGGGAGACCTGAATCTCCCCATGAGGGTGAGGCTTTCAACCGGTGATGGCATTCCTGCAACTCTGGACATGTCTCTCCAGCTGCTTGGGGCTCCTGATTCTCCTTGGGTTGAGGGAGATGTCAAAGCGATAGTGACCACCCCTGTCTCCCTCCTTGATGTGCAGAGCTGACTCCTGTGTGGTGGAGAGCTTGATGGTCAGGTGGTCAGTCCCTGCCAATTCCAGCAGCTCTGCCCTGATTGGGGCAAGGTCAATGCCTCTCATTTGGGCACCTTGGCTGGGAACACCCCACCCAGCAGATAGTTGTCCCTGATGGTCTGGAGCTTGTCCCCATCAAACTCAAACAATAGGTAGGGCAAGTCTGTGGTCTTATAACCCACAAACAGAGCTCTCTTTTCTGCTGCAGTTCTCTGGGTCTCTGTGAGCTCCAACCATTTCTTGAATGATTTGCTCATTGTCTGCCTCCTTGTATATTTCCTTTTGGTCTTGGGTCTGCCCAGTGTGTGCAGTTGCTCATCAGTCACTGGGATGAGCATGTCTCCCCTGAAATAGTAGGGGATTCTTGCTTTCCCTCTCTCCCCAAGCTCATAAAAGCAGTGCTGTCTGGTGTTCACCCAGCAGACAGAGACCACAGTTCTGGTTCTGTTCCACCGGAGCCATTTCAGCACCTTGTTGGGGATGAGTTTTCTGTTGAGCCTCACCTTGTCTCCCACTTTGAACTTGGGGGCTCCCATGGTTGCATCTCCTTTCTAAATTAGAGCTTATTGGCTCACTGCAGGGACTTACTGAACCGGTAAGTCCCTGAGGGTGAATCAATGAGCATGATTCGCCTGATGTCTCCAGACATCTTTCATATTCTCTGCAATCTGGGCATCCTCATCCTTGGGCACTATCTCCTTGACCTCATTGCAGCATCCATGTGTGGCTCTGCTACAGCAATAGACACCAACACCCTTTGTCAGCCTCTTATCCAGAGGAGTCTGCTTTGCCTCCTCATAATAGCCATACATTTTGCCCTCTATGGTCAAGGTGTAAACCTCTGCACCACAATATGGGCATGTTGCTTTCTGCCAGCTGGAGCTCTCCATCAGTTGAGCACCTCCTTTGGTATTTGTAACCATGTCACCCAATGATAGGGGACTGTGTTCCGGAGCATGTCCTGCCATGCCAGAAAGAGAATCATCAGGTCTCCCTCTTTCCTTTTCAATTCACCGGCACCTCCTCCTCCATGGGAAAGCCATACTCTCCCATCCAGTATCTCTGGGGGATAGTCCTGAGTGCCAGCCACTCAGGGATGTAGCCATTCAGGAAAGTGCAGGGCTTGTCCCCATCCATCAGGAAAGCATCTTTCCACTGAATCTGGCTCTTGGGAATCCATGGTCTCTGCCGGTTGTGAAAGCCATCCCTCCAATAAGCTATCTGGATGGCTTTCTCTGTGGTCTTGACCACCTCAGCACAGACCACCTGCTCACCTGTTCCTGCCACAAACAGGTTCACACATTCCCCTCCTGTGATGTTCTGGGCAGCCAGCTCCACATCCATGGGCTGATATCTGTCTCCCAGAGCCTCCTTGAGAATCCTGTCCATCTTGTTCATTTGTCTGCCTCCTTTTATTGAGCTGAAAAGCTCTCTGCAGGGCACCTCCTGAGAGATACCCTGAGGGAGAGATTATCAGACATTCAGCCAGTTGGGGAGATTCTCAAATTCATGCAGCCACCAGTTGAACATGGTCTCCTCCTTGGCTCTGTCATAAGCCTGACAGAGCAGGTCATTCAGTTGATTATATTGGTGCCTGTTGAGAGTAATGTCTCCCCTCTCTATTTGCAAATAGAGATTGTTCAATTTGATGTATGCTCTATCTGCCTGAATCTGCTCCAGTTTCTCTGCTGTGTACTCCGCTATGGTGTAGCCCATTGTCTGCCTCCTTATTTTATTTCAGCCTTTCAACTGAATAGGTCAGCTGGTGAACCGGAGCTCACCAGCTGGGGCTATTCTTTTGAATCTCTCCAGCACTGTGACCTTTCATCAGTGATTCCAGTGCCTTTGAGGGGATTGCTTTCTCTTGCATCCCTTGCTCAACCTCCCACTTAATTCCCCAGAGTGCCTACCCTCTTGTCTATGTCTGAGCTTTGGGCTTATTCTGCCTACCCTGCACTGCTCCTGATTAAGCTGGTGTTGCCTGTTGACTCTAACGGAGGGGGAGGATTTTTTGTGGGCTATCTAGTGCCCTATGGGGGGAGAGAGTTATTTCATTTAGGCTCCTTTATCATGTTTTCTTTTATAGTATCATAAACTTTTCACATTTGTCAATACCCTAACAGCACTTTTTTGCCTAAAATAGGACTTTTTTCTCATATTTCTCAAAAATAATTCAGCTGATAAGCACATTTCTGGGCAACAAAAAAGGCCCTCCACTGGGATAATTCCCAATAGAGGGTCTCTCATAGCAAATGGGGTTCTGCAGGTCTTACCATACAGCCCCCAAGTGTGGACATCGTTTGTTGGTCATCCTGTGGGCTCTGGTGGGGGTTCAGGAGGTGCCAGTGGAGGTGAGCTCCTTGCTGGATGGTTCTTTTCTGAACCAGAACTGCCAGCTGAGGAGCAGGGCTGCCAGAAAGAACTCTGTCACCAGCCCCAGCCCCAGACCTGCCACCAGTGCCATGGCTGGGTCAAGTTTGTCAGGGCTCTGCATCACCTGCCAGATGAGCCAGAAAAACCCTGCCAGCCACAGACAGAACACTGTCAGCAGGACATAGAACAGTCTCTCCTTTATCTCCATGATTCCTTTCCTCCTTTTTATCGTTTATCTATCTCCAGACCATGCATTCTGGTCTTGAGCTCGGTGACATCCTCCTTGGTGTTGGAGATGCTACCATTGATTTTCCCCAGATGGAGTTTCATGTCACCCATCCCCCTGGTGACCAGCACTATGTTGCTATTCAGGGTCTTGATTTCCCTCCCTTGGTCATCTGATTTCTGGGACAGTTTACCAAAGAAATAGGCGAATCCTGCTATCTGAATGACCAGCAGGAATCCCAGACCCAAGAATCCAATCATGCTCTCCATGTAGCTCTCCTTTATATCAAGACTTTCTGGGGCACCTCATAGCCGTGCTCCCCCATGGCAAATAGATAATTAGCTGAAAATGGCTGGGGCTCCTTGAGTTTCCACCCTGACTCTGTCCTCACTGTGATATAGGCATGGAATCCCTGTGGCATGAACCCCAGAGAAAAGGCACAGGCACTGAGCCCAAACTCAATGCCCACTATCCCCTTGAACCAGATGGCAAAGTCATCACAGTCTCTCCATGCGGTCTTATATTTGGGCAGCTTGTATTTCAGGTCAATATAGTCAATGACATCCTCCCACCCCTCCTCTGTGGTGGTTCTGTATGTCTGGAACTCATCCATCAGGCTGTGCATGATGGCAATGCCCAACTGCTCCAGCTCCTGTCTGATGACAGAGCTCTCAATCTCAAAATAGTGGAGCTGGGGCTTGACCGGTTCCTCCTTGCTCCACAGTCCTTTTATCAGCTCAAGAAGCCACATGACTCCTCCTCTACCAGCTGGGGGTGTAATTGACTACAGCATAGACTTGAGTGCATCTGGTTTCATTATTGAATGCAGGGGCATCAGATAAACCCCTAAAACCAATCTGCAAGTCATTGAGCTCAGACCATTGCCATGCAGCAATGGTGTTGGGATTCAAAGCATACTCTTTGGAGTAATCATCATAGCTCTGGGTGAAAGATTCCAAGTCACCCTCATACAACGTGCCATTGGTTTTTAGCTTGATATAGCCATGTAGGGCTGAGACATTGGTTTTTCTGGCTCTCATATATACAGTAACACTATTGATAGTCCCCACTGGATTGCTTGGGTTAGAGATATTATAGAGGTCATATTTGTCTTGAGAGTCACCACCCTGTGTGACATAGGTCGCATCCTCATCAGGGGTGACATCATCCACATCCTCCCAGTTTGCCTCACCTCCATTGGGGAATGGGGTCAGTTGGGTCACATCACCGGCTGCATTGGGTCTCAGTATCTCCTCAATGGGGTCTGGGGTGAAATACTGTCTGGATGCCTCACTCAGCTGATAAAAAGTCTCAAGAATGCCTGTCCTTGCATCCCAGTCATGCCTGATGCCCTCAATATAATACTCATCGTCTATACCGGCATCACTGAGCTTGACTCCAATTCTGGTGCTCAGGTCATATCCCAGCACCTTGGGGAGCAGATTGGCAGGGTCTCTGGCTGGAATGATGTGCAGGAACTTGACCCTGCTCTTGGTAACATCACCGTATCTTGCCACCAGCAGGGTAACATAAGACAGCACCACTTGATCATTGGTCAGGAGCAGACCTGACCTGTTAAGGCTCCTTGTACCATAGGCTGTTTTGGAGCTGGCATTTGAGCCAACCTGTTCAACCCCTCCACTCCTTGTGGCTCTGACATCATTGAACAGGAGGAACTCATCAAGGGCAAAGTCCACAAACCGGTATTTGTCCTCTCCTGAGCTATCCCCAAATATGCACTGGGCAGTGTCATAGGGGCTCTCAGTCCTCCTTGACCTGTCCTCAAAAACCATGTAGCCATCAGCTCCCACATAGAGGGCACCTAGCTCTGACTCCATGACCTGATGCAGGTGCTCAAGGGCATTCTGATTGGCAAAGGCACCAGAGGCAATGATAGTTGTGTCACCAGTGCTGATGGTTCTGGCAGTGGCATCCCACCCCAGAGTGTCAAGGATATTCCCCACCCTTGTCCCACTGAGCTCCTGTGCCTCTCCTGCATCATTGAGCAGGAGCCTTGCAAGTGTCTTGGTGCCATCAGCACATCTGACTGTCATTACCGGAGCATTACCACCAACCCCTCTCCAGTTGGGAGTCCATGATTCTACATAACCAGTATAGAGGTCAAAATAACTGACACCGGCATCAAAACTCCCTCTGACATTGACCCTTTTCATAGTCCTGACATTGGGAGTGTATGACCCACCAGTGTTCTCTGGATAGTAGTCACCAGAGGCATTGTCCAGCACCAGCTCCAGTGTGCCCACCTCCATCCTGTCTAGCTCGTATTCTCTGCCCCTGCTGGTGTGGAACTCCAGAACATCGGAGCTCACATCTGTCCATGAGGGGCTGGCATCAAAAGGGTCAGAGGCAAAGGCAATCCTCACCTGTATGGTGGGCTTTTCAGCCACAGGTTCAAAAGCAAACTCAAATTGATAAGGGAAAGGCATCTCTAGCTCCCCAGATAGTAATTGTCAAAGACCTGTTTTGCCTGAGTATAGGCAGCCTGCACCTTGTCTTTCTGGGCTTGAGTCATCTGTCCCCAGATGTCCAGCCTCTCTCCCCTCACCATAGTCTCAGCCTCATTGGTATATTTGACTGAGCCAGTAACATTCAGAGCAATGATATTGCCCTGCTCATCCTCAGTGAAATCCCAGTCATGGTTCCCTGCCTCTACCTCATCAGCTGTCCATTGTTTTGGTGCCATAATATTCCTCCTTTATGTTTGAGTGAGCATCATATAATAAGTCACCCCATTGAAATAGTAAGGGTTTCTTCGTTAATTTGTTTGGCTATTTTTAATCTCCTTCAAATTTATAGCAAAAATCTTCCGTTAAGATGATGTTATTGTTTCTACTGCGGTTCCGTTATAGAATTTCAACTTATTTTCACTGGCATCATACCAGATAGCAGCCTCTGTCGCTGAATCAACATCAGTAATCATCAGTACAAGATAGCAACTTGTTAAAGTGAGATTTACAAGGTCAGCAGAGCCAGTAAGTGCCAGTCTATTGGTATAAGCAGAAGCTGCATTATCTGTTTGAAATGTCAGAGTATCTTGACATCTTAAAGTAAATCCGCCATCAGACCTTGATAATGTTTCCAATCCACCTATATCCTGAACAGCGGCATTTACAGCTCCACCTAATGTTATAGTGTTAGGATAGAAATGCCCTTGTACCTCAAGTTTTCCACTCACCATCAGGTCATCTTCACTAGCTAAAGAATGAGCAGTTGTAGCAGCATCACCTATTCTAGTATAATCACCCGTTTTGCCCAATATGGTAGTCTTAGTTCCATCATTGGTGATGGTGAGGGCATCTGACCACTCTGGGGCTGTGGCTCCTGAATTGACTATGAGCATTTGACCATAAGAGCCAATGGCAACGCTGGTGAAATTTGTGCCATTATCAAAGCCAATATCCCCAGCTGCAGCACTGGCAAATCTGTGGGTGGTTGCTGCCTCCCACTCTGTCTTGCTCAGGCTGGTTCCAACATCTATATGAGCAAATGCACCCATGATGGCTCCCTCCTTTATGACAAGTTGAGATTAAAATTCCTGTCCTGTTCCCTGTAGAGATATTTTCTGGTGATATTCCCCAGCTCCCTCTCTGTGATGACTGAGCCTTGGACTATAACAGTGAGACCTTGCCCCCCACCATACTCCCTTGATTGCCCTCTAGTCAGGACTCTCTCCCCTCCATGGGCTATGATGGGGACTGGCTGACCAGCTCTGCCATGGACAAGACCCCCTCCTTGTAACCCCCCCTCACCATACTTAGTGGTTGGTGGGTCCTCATAGAACCCTGTGGTGGGGTCATAGACCTGCATTGCAGCCATGGTGACAGCCAGCTGCTGCTCCACATGCTCCCTCAGCCTCCTTGCCTGTATCTGGTTATATATCTGGGCAGCCATCTGATTGAATGACCTCTGTGCCTGCTCAGCTGCAGTGAGACCATGGGCATAATCCTCCACTGACATGGCAGCCATATCAGTGGCTGTCTCCAGCATCTGCCAGTCCTCTATCAGACCAGCCTTGACCATCCTCTCCGCATATTCTGCCCCAGCAAGGGCATCAATGGATTCTGTTGCCCTTCTTGTGGTGATGTCCAGACGGGCAAGAGACTTTTCAGCTTCATCATTCTGTTGTGTTAACAAGTAGATGCCACCAGCTAACAAAGCAACACCAGTTACCAACATTAAGACTGGGTTACCTGACATGATAGCATTGAGGGCAGCGAAGCCTGCAATAACCGCTGGCAATACAGCTACTATCCCGGCAAGTCCTATCCCCAATAAACCCACTATTCCAGTGATGCGAAAGAGTGTTGTTGATAGCTCTGGGTTCTGTTCCACCCAGTCTGATACCCCATCAACCACCCTTGTGAGGGTATCAATCAGGGGCATGAGCTTGGGGAGGAGCATGTTGCCAATGGTGATGCCCACAGCCCCCATCTTGTTTTTCATTATCTCCAGCTGTCTGGCAGCCCCCTTGTTGATTTCATTGAAAGCATCTGTGGCTGCACCAACTCCATCTGTGGCATGCCTCACAGCATCAAGGTCTGCAGCATAGGTCTCTGCATTCTCACCAGCCAGAGCCAGCACAGCCTGAACCCCCTCCACTGAGCCAATCAGTTTCCTGAGGACAGCCATGTTCCCACCAGTGGCATCCATGAGCTCTGCCATGGTGCCAGCCAGCCCCTTGGCTTGGAGAGCCTCTTTGGACATCTCCAGACCCAGTGACTGGAGGTGCTTTTCCTGCCTGACAGTTGGAGCTGACAGGGCTTGGATAGCAGCTCTCAGCTGAGTAGTTGCCACAGATGTGGGGACACCCTGCTTGGTCATGGTGGCAAGGGCAGCTGCCACCTCCTCAAATGAGACACCAGATGCCTTGGCTATGGGAGCCACATTGAACAGGGAGGCAGACAGTTCCTCAAAAGTGGTCTTACCACCTTTGACCGTCTGGAACATAATATCAGCCACTTTCTGGGCATCACTCACATCCATCTTGAAAGCATTGATGACAGTGGTCAGCCCATCCACAGCGGTCTCCGTATCAGTCACACCAGCAATGGCAGCCTTGGTTGCCACCTCCATGAATGTCAGGACATTCTCCTTGGGGACACCAGCTGATATGGCTTGATAGAGTGCTTTGGTAGCATCCACAGCATCCACACCCAAGTCCTTGGTGAGCTTGAGGACATCATTAGAGAGAGCCTGAAATTCCTGCTGACCCAGACCCATCATGGAGTTAACCTCCCTCATGCCTCCCTCAAAGTCTGCAGCTGACTTGGCTGCCATGCCAAGGGCACCCACAATGGCACCACCGGCAATGCCAGCTGCCATCCCAGCTGTCCTGAACCTCTGGGACATGCCCTGAATCTTTGAGCTGAATTGCTGAATTGCAGCATCAGCCTGCTTTGCATCCAGTGAGAGTCTTGCTACTAGGTCAGCTACTCCTGCCATATCACTCCTCAGTCAGCTCCAGCCACATCTTGACCAGCTCTGGGCTCTGTGCCAGCTCACTGACATTCCTGTTATGGATTGTCCTGATTCTTTTGAAAGTCATATACTCCATGAGTGGCAGAACCACTCTGGGGTCTTGCTCCAATGCCACACTGGGAGGGCACCCAAATGTCTGGCAGATGGCATCCAAGATTCCCCAGATGGTTTGCCCTGTCCCATCTACCAGCTCTGTCTTGAGTGCCCTCAGTCTTTTTTTCTTTCAATGGGGGTTTCCCACTGGGCACAAGACATGAGCCAGAGGAGCTCATCCTCAGTCAGCCCTGCAATGACATCCCTGTTGGGCTTGGGCAGTGGATTGCCTTTCCAGTCGGTCAGGTTCCAATCCACCACCCTGTCAGCTACCTCATTGATGAGCATGTCCATCTTGGGTTGCAGTGCCAGCAGTTGCTTGGGGGTCATGACCCCCTTGTTGCTCTCACCTGCAGCCATCAGGTCTGTGAGCATGGAGACCTCTTTCATGGACTGGATGGGGAGAATGTCCACCCACTCCCCCTCATGGGGCTTGACTGGTTCTCCAAAGTCCACAATCTCTGTGCCCTGCATACGCCTGCCAACAAAGACCACACAATTGTCAGCAGGAACCCTTATGGGTTGTATCTTGAGTGACTCCTTTGCCATGGTATTCCTCCCTTATTCTAGGCTACATCTCTGGAGAGAGCACCGTTGACCTGCAACTCAGCTGAATAGGTGGCTGCAGCTGCAATCTCAGCCCTGACCGTGTATCTCCTGACCAGAGCATTGCCGGTATAGTGGGGGGCATTTGCTCCCACTGATGTTCCGGTGGGGTCAAAGTCAAAGGCTGCCTCTCCTGAGCCTATCTGACCAAAGATGGTGGCATCCCCTTGGCTGGCAACAAAGTCAGCATATCCATCAAGGGTGAACCTGCCCCCATAGAGACCCTCCACAAACTCCTGAGCTGAGTCACCAAAGGCTGTCACCTCAGGCAGGTTGACCTCCACCGTCATCTCTACAGTGTGCAGCTCATCCTCTATGGCTATTGAGTTGTATGAGAAATTGGTATTCTTGGCAGCTATTCTTGCCATGACTGTTCACCTCCTATAATCCAAATTTGGGTTAAAAATATGGTAAGTTACCTATCCATGCACCCACCCCCTGTCTTTTCAATTCTGTGAAGCTATTAGCATATACGAGCCTGAATTAAGTCCCTTGCTCATATCCACAGGTGACCATCAGGGTCACGCTGGAGAATCCAGAAAAGGCTGTCACATTGACCCTTTTCCATGCCTCAGTTGATGCCACTGTGGTCAGCCTCTGCTGTCCCACAGCGGTCTTGGTGGTCTGCATCCCAGCTATGAGGGCATAGGCATCCCCACCTCCATTGTCACTGGACTGTTCAATGTCCACAGTGATGGAACCACCCCCGCTGACAGCAAGGATTCTGACTACTGCCACAAAGACTGTGGGAGCTGTGGTTGCCCCCAGATTCTGTGCTGAGTTGGCAACTGCACCTGTGGCTGCCACAGCCACATTGCTCAACACAGTGCCTCTGACAGCTGCACCACTCCCCTGCCAGTTCACATTGAGCAGGACAGCTCCTGCCACCTCAAGGGGTCTTGCCTCATCATTGGGTCTGGCTTGTATCTCATAGCCCACATCCCCATAGGAGGCATCATTGCCAAAGTAGAACCCACACAGGGCAGCATTGGTGGCTCCAATCTCTGCCCAGATGCTCTCATCAATCTGCCCACCATCTCCATCAAAAAAGCTGTTCTGGTTGAGCCTGCCCTGATAGTTGCCCTCCACAAACTCAAGGGCATCATCCCCAAAGCAGGTGACCTCAATAATCTGGTTGTCAATCACCAGCTCAATGGTGTTTGTCCTCCCAGTGAGATTGTGCTCATTGACATATATCCTGCTGGTGTTTCCTGCTACTCTGCCCATTATGCCATTCTCCTTTTGTCTCTCAAGACCTGTGTCCTGAGAGCCTGCCTGTTAGGTCTGGTCACAGTGACATAGTGCTCCCTGATTCTTTGGAGCTGTTCCTCATCCTCATAAGGGACAATGCCACCATTCCTGATGAGGTTCCTGATGTTGATGCCCTGAGCCTCATCCTCTGTGCCCATGATGATGGGGAGCCCCTCAGTGGTTGGGTCAACCTCCATTTTCCCCTTATTAAGCCTTAGCTTGACTGTGGGGATATAGTAATGGTCACCCTCAGGGAGGTCTGGCAGGTCTTGCCTTTCTGGTTTGTGCACCTTTTTGTTAGACATAACATCTCACCTCAAACTCCGTAGATAAATATGGGGTGCCTCCCCACTCTGTAGTGCCCAGACCGGTATTCCCAAGCACCTCAGCATCATCAGCTGAACTGCTCAGCTGGGGGTCTGTCTCTATTGCTGCATATAAAGAATATGTCCCTGATTTTTCCACATACTTGATGAGCTTGTCAGCTCCAGAGGGATTCTCTATCCTGCCCAACATTATGACCACTCTGAATATAACATCCTGAGTAGCATAGCCAAAGGTAGCTGGCAGTGATTTCCCCAGCAAGATGACAAAGGTGGGAAAGACCCTGATGCTGTTGGGGAGCTCATCTGGTGCAAATATCTGTCTGGCATATTTCTTGTCAGTATAAAAAGCTGCCAGTGTTGTCTTTAGCCCCTGCCCTGCTGATTCAATTCCAACTGCCATTATCTCCCCCACATGTTCTCAATAGTAGTGGCTACATCCTCAGCTATCTTTTCAGCTGTTTTTCTAAATACTTTCTGGACATAGGTGAACATGCCCACACCCAGAACTTTCCTGCCCCCCTCCATGTGTCTGGCTGGCATCCTGCTGGTGCCAAACTCCACGAATGGGGCATATTGCACATTGGTCATGACCTGCCCCTCATCCGGTTTCAAGATGTGGGAGATGCTTGACCTCAGCCTGCCTGTTGACACCACAGTGGCTTTCTTGACATCCCTCTCAAAAGCCAAGGTGAGCATCTTGAGGTAACTGTCCCCGATGGGAGGGATTTTCTTGAGCTTTCTGAGGAGGTCATTGGTTCCCACCAGTGTCAGCTTTATCATGGCACCTGCTTTTTCCTCAGGTCTGTCTTTTTCAGCATAAGCTCCACATCTGGGTCAAGCCCCTTGTAAACGATAACTCCACCACCACCCTCAACATTCACCACATCCTGAAATGCAGTGTCTTTCCTCTGCCACCATCTCTGTGCCTGAATCAGCACTGAGAGCTCCACCATCTTGGGGTATTGATAAGTAGAGGCAACCTTGTCAGCATGGGCTGCAGCTGTAGTCCCATTGACTCCCCTGATGACAGTGATTTTCTTGGTGGCATCTGAGGTGTCTGATTCGATGAACATCTGCTCTGACTCCACCAGTATAGTGTGCCCTGCAGCCAGTGTCCCTTCAGCTGAGACATCCAGCTCAGTCTCAGTGGCATCATCAGCAGTCACCGTGATGGCAGTGGCAGTGTATGGTGTGGCTGAGATGCCATCCCCATAGCCAAAGACACCAATGACCTCCACTCCCTTTCTGATACCGGCTGCAAATGAACCATATCTCCCATAGGGGAGTATCTCTGCCCATGTCTTGGGAAAGTTATTGAAATCAATCAGGACAAAGTCTGTGTCCTCTGTTAGGGTATTCTCAAAAGTTCCATCTCCATCCTCATCAGTCTTGAGAGTGGTGATTGAGAGAATATCATCTGAAAAGAATATCTGATACCCTGCTCCCTGATAATACTTTGTGGTGCTCTCAACATAGAATGTCCTATGGCAGAGCTCATCCACCAACCTACTGGCTGCCTCAAGCATAGCCACCAGAGTGGTATTATGAGCAATGTCCAGAGTCACCCCACTCAGCTCCATCATAGCAACCAGTGTGTCTAGGTCATTATATGAGTTCATAGTCCACCTCTTTTGGCAGTGATGTCCTCAGTCCATCCACAGAACCGGCAATGGAGCATGCCTGTCTCTGGATGCACCTCCAGATGATAGTCACACTCAGGGCAGTGGGTTCTCCTGATGAGCCCCTGTTCCCTCTGCCTCCTGAGATTGTTCTCTATTTCAGTGAAAGCCCTCTTTGCCATTGGTCTCCCTTATGCGGTCTTGTTGGTGTGCTCATACCAATCCAGCAGGATAGTGATGAGGTCTCCATTTGCCCCCACTGTTACTGCCATGGCTACCTCACATATATGATGACTGTGCCACCCTTGGAATCACCAGCATTGGAGACTACCAGAGACAGGACATCATTGACTGCCATCGGTGCCATATTCCCTGCATTTCCATCAGTCATGCAGGGCACCACTTGGGTGTTAGCATTATTGGCAAGATTGGCTCCCAGAGCTGCCAGCACATCCATGCCATTAGAGTCATTTAGCACCACATCATACAGGTTGGTGGGTTGGGTGCCCCCTCCATCAGGCTTGAACACCACCCTGAGTATCTGACCGGAGACATGGGCTGTATTGGTGCCACTCACATCTCCGCTGGCATCTGAAAGCCAGTCAAAAGTGATTTTTCTGATTGAGCCTTGGTCTATTTTATCTGTGATAGTGTTGGTTCCTGCCATGATATACCTCCTGTTTTCTGGGGGAGCAGTGGTGAGCAAAGGAGTCCAACTCTGCCACTACTATAGAATACAGCTCCCCCAGCTGGGGTGGCTAATCCCCAGCTATTTCTTTTTGGGCTTTTTCTCCTTGTCCTCCGGTGGGAGCTCCATCATCAGGAGCTCATCCACATTGAGCTCTGGCTCCTCTGCCAGACCCAGCACAATCTTTCTGTAGAGGCTCTTGTGTGACTGCTCCAGAGCACCAGCCTCATCCAGCTCCTTGAGCATCTTGCAAATGTTATGGTAAGCCATCTCACCAATGACAATCGCTTTCTCCTGAGGGATTTCATTGCCCTCATCATCCTTGGTTCTCCAGTGGATGGCTGTGGTTGGCTTGAGGGACTCCTCACACTCCTCACAGGCAAGGATTTTCTCTCTGGCATCATAGGGGACATCCACATCCAGCTGGGTGCATTCCTTGTTCTTGCAGACAGCCACATTCTTGATTTGATACATCTCAAACCTTTCCTCATCAGTGATGATTCTCTGGTTGAGGGCATCAAAGAGTTGCTGGCTGGTGTAGTCCCCTTTCTTGGGGTAGAGGTTCAGAAATAACAGCCTCTCAAATATAGTGAGACTAAAGGTGAATCTCTTGGGCTCCTTTGTTTTTGCCATGGACTCTTTCTCCTCCTTTTGTGGACTCCTTTTGATTGGGGGCTGATTTCAGGCTCAGCCCCCACAAGCCCTCTATTTAATTGTAGTCCTTGTTCTGCTCACCACACTTGGGGCAGACAGCACCCACCTCATCAGCAGGGCTGGACTTTCCGCAGTGGGGGCAGACCCATTTCTCATTATCTGGCATCTTGCAAACCCTCCTTGCTTTAATCCTCCCATCTTATGTGATAGTTTTGGTGCACATGATGTAAAGTGCTGACCCATCTGGGAGCCTGCACTTGAGCAGGGTGTCCACATTGCCGGTGTCAGTCTGAATCATGTTGCCAGCCCCGACTGTCCAGCCAGCAAATTCAAACAGGTAGGCATCATCATCCACATCAGCCATGCCGGTGGCATTCCCTCCATTGACAACCCTGAAACAGGAGAGCAAGCTTCCTGCAGGGTCAGAGGTGGCTCCGTCTGACCAGATTTCTGCCTGCACTGCAGCCATGGTGCCAGCTTGGGTGGCTTGGTTGGCAATGTGCAGGGTGGCTCTCATGGCTACCCCCAGACCGGTGACTGTCCCTGTGTCTCCAAAGCTCAGGGAGATGTGGGCACCATGGGCAGTGCCAGCTGCCACATTGGTGACTGAGGTGAACAGTCTGGCTGACTCACCGCCTCCATCGGCACCTGTCAGGTATAGCCTCAGATACATGCCCCTGTTGTCCCCTGAGGTCTTGCCATTGTCAAAGTAGAAAGCCATAAATTTCATGTTGGCAGTGTCCTCAGTCACCGGAGCTGCACTGGTGCCACACTTGATGACACCTCCATCTGTGTTGGCTGCAGCCACATCACAGGCAGTCAGGTCAATTCTGGCATCCCCATCAAAGACAAGGGCATTGACACTCTCATCCCAGAGCATGAAGTTGGTTGCAGCTGAGCCCCAGAACTTGACATCCAGCCCTTGGGCTGATTTGCCAAAGTTCAGGACAGCACCACTGCCTGCAGTCTTTTCCACAAAGAAAAGATTGCCTGAGCTCCAATAGCTCTTGATGTCTGCTTTAGTTTCTCCCATTTCCTCACCTCCTCTATTAGAGTGTTTTAGGGCTATGCCCAAGGGAGTGGGTCTCCCCTTTGGCTCTGGAGAGCCTGAGATAGAGTCCTCAGGAGGAGCTGGATGGGACTGCCACCCTGCTCCCCCTGAGAGCTTTAGTCAGCTGAAAACATGGTCAATTTAGTATCTGGCTTTGATTAAGTCAGGGCAGTGGGCATGACATCCTGCATCAGTCTTGCACCGTAACCCACTGGGACAATGCAGACAAATGATTCAGCACTGGGGTCACTCAGGACAACCCTGACATAAGGGAAGTCCTCAGTAAGCTCAGCTGCTCTTGTCATGATGATGAAAGTCTTGCCATCATCGGTTCCTGCAATGGTGATGCCAGAGGTGGTGGCAGCTGTCACTGCTCCAAAGGTATCACCGGATGCAGCTGTGGTTTTCTTGTAGTCAAAGGCAATGGCAGTGCTGTTGGAGGGAGTTGTGTCATCACACTCCTCCACGGTCAGGGTTATGGCACCCCCCAGAACCCCACAGACAACCACAAAGTCAATGCGGTCATACAGCTGGGTGTTGATTATATCGGAGTTGGCAGCACCATTTACATCCACTGGGGCAAGCCCAAAACTGTAATGGATTAGCCCCTCAAGTTGCGGTAATCCCATTTGATTTCCTCCTCAGAGTTATTTATCGCCCCTTAATTCTGGGGCTGGTTTTAGGTTGCTATGGTCACGAATGGGCTCAGGGTGTTGCTCCCCTTTCTGGGAGTGAGGGCATTCAGCCAGCTGGGTTGACCGTCATACCGCATGGTGAACCGGAAAGCCACCTCATCTGTGGTGAATGCCACATGGATGGATGAGGCTGTCTTGAGGTTCCCACCGGCTTTCTGTCCAATCCAGTATTGGCTGCAGTCCACCAGCCCAAGGTCAGGGGTGGTGCCCATGGTCTGCATTTTCTCTGAGAGCATCAGAGGTCTGCCCATCAGGGTGCCAAAGGGAGTACCGGCTACACCATTGGCAGGCAGCCAGACAGCTGCACCACCGGTGCCCACCGCCAGACTCATCTGGGCAAGCTGGGGGAAAGTGTCATTGTTGCCCACCCACATGGCATTGGCATGGCAGCTGGGATGGAGCCTTGCCCACATGTTCACGATGTCGGCATAGTTAATCTCAGAGCTGGTGGTTCTGGTCACTGAGACAAGGCTGGGGTTCTTGGAGTTGAACATCCCCAGTGCCTGATTGGAGCCGTTGCCGGTCAGGTAGTCCTCATCCTCCACAAAGGCAATGGCTGAGGCAAACATGGTGGTGAGCAGGGGCTCCATGGAGATGGGGGAGTCATTGATGAGCTCATCACTCATATAGACCAGACCAGTCAGCTTGTGGAGGGTCAGGGCAATCCTGCCCAGCTTGGGTCTGGAGGCAGTAATGGTGCCTGCCTCATCCGGTCTGTATATGGTGACTCCACCAAAGAAATTGGAGGCATGGCTGGCAACATCAACCACCGGTATCTCAATCCGGTTGGTCTGCATGGGAATGTTGGTGGCTTTGCCCTTGACAATGGATTTCTCCAGTGCCATGGCATCCAGCTGTGCCCTGAACTCTGTGGGCACCAGATAGCCACCGGTTGCCAGTTCTGATTCCTCCATGTGACCGGTTGTGGCAGCCCTGATTTCAGCACCCTCCACAGCCAGCTGTGCAGTATGCCATGCCTTGAGTTTGGGGGCATTGTCTATGGTGCCTCCCTTACGGTCAGCCCTGACAACATCCCTGCAGAACTCCCACATGCCATCCCACTCACCCTTTTGGGACTCAAGGAGTTTATCAGTCTCATCCTTAACCACCTCAATTCTGGATGCAGCTGCAGCTTTGTTCGCAGCATCTCCAGTGGGGGCAGCTGTTATTCCCAGCTCCCCAATGATGTCCCTGATGGTTGCCTTGAGGTCATCCCCCTTGACTTCCTCCTCAGGGATGGGCTGCCCATACTCATCTTGGAGTAGCAACCCTGTTTTTGAATCGGTCTTGAATTTCATGGATTTTTCCTCCTCAGGTATAAATTACTTGACTTGCCCTTTAAGTTCTCCAACCACCTCAATGATGGCTGACTTTAGTGCCTCCTTGTCAGTTGCAATCTGGTTTGCTTTCTCCTGCAGCACCTCCTGAACAGCCTCAGTGATACCACCCTTGGTGTAAACTTTCTCTGTGTCCTCAGCTGTCTCAGACCTTGACAGAACCCCAGCCACCAGCTCCGCACACTCCATGAGCATGCCAGCTGCCTTGTTGAGGTCTGCCTTGTTTGCAGCTGAAAGCACAGCACCGGCTTTCACCATTATGTCATCAGGGATGTCCCCCCCTGTCTGGGTCTTAAATATCTGCCTGCACAGCTCCCATGCCCATCTGGAGGTCTCAGCATTCATGCCAAATTTCTCCACTACATTGGCACAATATGAGAGCTCATCAGCCACCTCCATCTGGGAGATGTCTGCATCTGGGTTAATGTCCAACTTTCTGCCTTTCCATGAGGTGAAAGACCTGTCAAAGACAGCTCCTTCCTCAATGGATGCCTCTGCCACCAACCAGTCCTCCACCTGCTTGGCATGCTCAGCCACCCACTCCTTGGCTTTGTCCATTGTCCAGTCCTTGTCTTTCCTGAACAGGTAAGTGATGATAATCTTGTCCTCTGTGCAATAGATGGCTGAGATGCCCTCATCAGCTGAAATTGTGATGGTCTTGATGTCATGCCCCTCATGGTTCCCCTCATCCTTGGGGTTGGGCACTCTGATATAGTCCTCAGTCTCCTCAGGCTTGGTGGTCTCATCCTCTGCCTTGAGCTCTGGGATGGTCTCCACCTTTTCCAGCTCCTCCACCTTGATACCATACTGCTCCAGATGGATGGTGCCTCTGAGCTGGTCATCCTCAGTGGTCTTGACCAGTTCCACACCCTGCCAGAGTTTGGGCATTGCCTCTGCCTCCTTGAGTAGTTGCTTGGAGACAGAACTCAGCTGAGAATACTCTGCTGGCTTTCCCTTGAGCCCCTGAATAGCATCCCTGTTGGCTGGGACAATGACCTGAGAGACCTCCAGCAGTTCCACCTCCTCATAAGTGACCCAAGGCTCCTTTTCTCCATCTCCCATCTTGTATTTGGTGGGAATGAATCCGATGGAAAATGCAGCCATGTTCATGCTGGTGAGAATGAAAGCCCAGTCAGCCTCCTCATTCCCCATCCCAATATAGTATCTGGGCTTGCCATAGAGCCCCTCATCATTGATGTCCAGCTCTGCCCAGTGCCCAATCTGTTTCCTCAAGTCCCAATAATCATGGGAGCTGACCAGCACTGGTCTTTTCTTGAACTCCTTGAGGGTCTTTTTCATGGAGCTGGGGAGCACCACCTCATCCATCCTGTCCATGCTCCCTGTGGACAAGGGGATGAGAGCATCCACCTCACCTGTCTTGAGGTTGACATTGCTCACCTGCACCCTGTATGTGATTCTGACCAGATTGTTGTCCATCAGAAATTCCTCCTGATATAGTCCTTTGCCCAGTCAAGGATATGGTCTATATAGACCAACTCATCCTCACTCAATTCTGGCTTATCTCTACCACCCAACCTGAGTCCCACAGTGCCTTGCCCCAATCTTGGATTGTCAGGCTGGGTGTTGTTCTTAATAACAATATGAACATCCTGCCCCACAACCTCGGCAGGCAAGTGGGAGGTGCCCAGATGGATAGGGTTTTCTTTTGTGCCTATAGCCTCAACCATCAACCCCCTCCCACCACAGGCACCCATGTGCACCTGCAGTTTGGGTGGACTGGAATTATCCCATGGGCATCCTTGAGTTCCTCCTTGGTGCCCTCAAGCCCATTGCAGACAGAGCAGGTTCTGGCATCAGCTGCCACAACAAATTCAGCCCTCTCCACACCTGCCTCACTATATCCATGGAGAGCCCCCTCATTGCTTGCCATGATGGTCTCAGTTCTGGCAATCCTGAGAGACCTCACCTTGTCACACTCAACAAAGACCCCCCTGACCCTCTTGGAAATCTTGTCCATGGACTCCCCTGCTTGGAACCCTGCAGCCAGCTGGTCAGCCAGCAATGCAGCTGTCTCCTCACCAACCTCCTCGGCAGCCCATCCTATTCTGGTCTTGAGCCATTTCATTGCCTCAGCAAAGGCAGGGGGCACATCCTCCTGCTTTCTGTGATATGCCTTGCTCCCCTCATGAGGAGTCTCTGGGGCATCCAAGTCCTCACCCTCCTCAAAGCTCTCAGCAAGGAGGGCTGTGAGTCCATCGGTCACTGCCTCTGTATAGGCAGCCTTGGCTGTCCTCTGGTTAATCAGAGTCTGGTCAGCTCCCCCTGATTCTGTCAGGTTGGAGAGAGCCTCCACCTCCTGCTTTCTGAACATCTTTTTGAGCTGAGTAATAATGTCCTCCTCAGCTTTCTCAACTCTCTGGACATATCTGAGCCAGTATGCCTCTTTCTGCTCAGGGGTCTCATACTGTTTTGCCTTGCCCTCCTTGGGAGTCTGAGAGTCCTGCTGGGGTGACTTGCCACCTGCAGGAGCTCCTGCTGGCAGACCCTCAGGGAATTTGCCCTTATCATTCACTGGGACTGCCACCTTGTTGATTGGTATCAGAATGAAATCCTGCTCCCATGGGTCAAGACCAGCATCACACCTTGCCTCATTCGCTGACATATAGCCGTTGTTGACCCCACTGTCCCTTTCTTTCCTTGCCTGCTCTTGGTCAGCTGGAACCACACTGGCATGGTGCACCTCCAGTTTGGGGTCATATCTTTTCTTTGCCAGTTGCTCTGTGAGCTTGGCATCAATCAGCTCAAGCCTTGGGGTGATAGTCCACTTGGAGAATACATACTCCCCAGACTCAGCATTTGCCCTGTTGACATTCTCTGAGATGCCCATGACAGAGAGGGGCATGCCAAAAGCCCCAAGGATGTTATCCCTGTTAAGCTTTCTCAATTTCCAGAAATCCATGTCCCTCTGGGAGATGATTGCCTTTTCTATCTTGGCACCCCCAGAGAGGATGGCAACCTTGTGTGCCCTGCCATAGCCCCCATGCTTGGAGCCAAAGGCAGCTGTGATTCTTGCCTCCTCCTCAGTTGACACCTCATCTGGATAGGACAGGACAGTGCCCACAGCTGCGTCATTATAAAAATAGTTCCTGTTCCACTTTGAGCTGAAAACCTCAGTCTGCAGGTCAACTGCAATGGACTGGGTTGCCCCCACTCCCCAGTATGGGTTGGAGGGATTGGGGTTGTTTATCCAGATAATCTCATCAAGGTCAAAAGGAATCCTCTCTGTCCCTGCCTCAAAGACCCAGCCTGAAATAAAGCTCTCAGCATTAGCCACAGGTCTCATATAGCTGGGGGGAATCAGCCACATCTCAGCAGGAACTCCCAGCCCATTATTCACTGTATATATGAAAGCATTGCCCACTAGGTCAAGATACATCTGGAGGAGCATCTTGAACTCATAACCTGTTTGAAATGGGTTGACATAGCCCATCAGGTCAAGGAGAGGGTGCTTGAACAGTTGCTCCTTGTCCTCCTCCTTGTCTCCCCTCCTGGCATACAGCTCCAGCTTGGCTCCACCCACTGCCTGCCCAATCCTGCTCACACAGCCAAAGAGCCAGCCTATTTCACCATAGGCATCAAGGTATGCTCTGGTGTTCCACCCAATGGGTATCTGCCAAGAGCTCCCTGCATAGCCCCATGGTCTCTTGCCTGCCAGAACCTTGACTGCATCTTTCAATCTATCAGTTACTGCCATTGGTCAGCTCCTCATACCATTATGACCCTTTTCTCTGCTCTGCCATCCAGCCTCATGACCATGTATCTGAGGTCATCGCAGCCATGGTCATTCTCCTTGACCGGTTCCTCTTTGTTGGGTTTGCCATTCAGGTCATCATGCCAGACATACTGGGGAATCTCCTGCTCTGTGTTCAGGGGCTTGCCCTGCTCCTTGAGCCTCCTGTCTGGGGAGTGGCACAGGCTGTTTTTCAGCAGAAAGAGTCTGGGCTTGCCATCACCAGCCACCCTTAGTCTGGCAGCCACTTTCTGGATGCCAGTGGTCACTGCCTTGTCTGCAGGGGCTGTGTGTGTTCCCGATGCCCCACACAACCGGAGATGCTTTTCCAGTGTCTTTCTGTCCTCAGCATCATGGTCACAGACAGTGGTGGAAATGAACTCCCTTGCCTGAATCAGGTCGGTTTTATTGTAACCCTTTCTGGTCTCAGTCTTGTTGGGCTTTCTGGTCTTGGTTGCCTCTGCCAGAGCAATCATCTCAGCAGTGTCCTCCACCAGCAGACCGGTATGATATATCTCCCTGTACCGGTATAATCTGCCATCCCCATCCTCTGCCCACCACTGGCACACAAATGGATTGGTATAACCAAAATCTATGACCCTGAACCTCCTCCAATCCTTGGGGATGGGGAATTGGTCAATCAGGTGAATGGCTGGGTCATACTCCTCCCAGACAACACCCTCAGCCCTGCACCACTGACCCAAGACCAGCCTCTTGTATTCCAGTCCTGTGAGCTGTTCCAGATATTCCAGATATGAGGGAGGGTTATGAGGGTTGTCCTTGGCTGAGCTGTAGTGGACAGAGGCTTGCCCTCCCTGAATCAGCCTCTGGTTAATCCAGTGAGTGGCTGCATCAGGATTACAGCTGAGAATGATTTGCTGCCATGGAGCTGCAGTCCCCCTGAGCCTTGCAAGGAGCTCATTGAAATCCCTCTCAGTGAGCTTGTTAGCCTCCTCAACCCAGATGATGTCAACACCACCGGCAAGACCTATTGACCGGATTTGCTCCCTCTGCTCATCGTCTTTCATGCCACCATAGGCAAGGACTGAGCTGTTGGAGTATTCCCACCGGTGAGCCCCACTCTTATGGGTGATGTTGGAATCCCCAGCCATCACGGTGGAGTTCATGAACAGGACAGTGGAGTTCTCCATAGACTCTCTGGTCTTTCTGACCACCAGACCCATGGCATTGGGAAAGGCTTTGAGATAGGCATTGATTTTCTCTGCAGCTATCTGGGACTTGCCCCCTCCAGCTGACCCAGTGAGCAAAAGGATAGGGGCTCTATCCCTCCAGACCGGTATCTGCCAGTCCAGCGGATGGAACACCCCCTCAATTCTTTCCCTAACTGTTTTGGTTGTCATTCTCTCTCAAGGTCTGTCTCCCTGAGAGCTTGGGTGCCTGTATGCCGGTCTGACCTGACAGCTCATCCTGCCACACCTGCACCTCACCCTGCCACTTGGTTCTATCTTGGCAGGATAATCCAGATTCCTGCCACACACACATCTATTTATATCCTTGATGGGCTGCCTGCTCATCTGGGGTCACCGTAAGTATATCCCAATGCCATGAACTCATCTCTGGTGTATGTCTCCTTTTGCACCATCCCAGCAAGAATCAGCACTGCCCTGCCCACCAGCGTCACCATATCCTTGAGAGTGCTCTGGGTTGACAGGAACTGCACCACCCCTCTGGTGGTCTTGTTATATTTCACATCCAGAATGACCAGCCAAGACATCATCAAGTTCACCACCGTATTCCCACCTGACAAACCAGACATTGATATTCAGCCCCTTGGAATGCAACCACATCAGACTTTTTCCACTAAGTATTTGATTGCCACAAGCACAGCTGAAAAGTCCTCCTGCACCAGCATGCCTCTCTCACAGTTCTCCTCTGCTTTCCTGAGCCTTTCTATCAGCTCTGACTTGGTGAAATCAGTAGGCAGCCCCACTTGCACCAGTAGCCCAGTGCCAAGGAGTGCGGCTGCAGCCCCTGCAGCCTTTCTGAGGAAATCCCTTTTGCCCTCATCCTCCACCATTAGGCTTTCCCCCTTGGCTTTCTTGCCCCAGTCACTGCATCAGGGCTGCTGGGATAGGGTGCCTCATGAGCATCAGCTGCCTCCCTGACTGAATCTGCCACCTCAGCTGCAGCCTTGGATGTTGCACCAGCTCTTGCAACTGCCTCAGCAAGTTCTGCCTCATTGACTGACTTGTCCACTGCTTTCAGCTGAAAACCATCCCCGAATGTGGTGGCTCCTACCACCCTCACATTGAGATTGTCAGCCAACCAGCTCAGGGCACAGGTGGGAGAGCACAGGTCAGCAGTGTCATTGACCAGAACCAGCCCATCAGAGAGGTCTCCCAGTTCTGTTGCCTTGGCAAGTTCCTCATCTGTCATGACCCTTGTGCCCCTCAGTTCCAGATGAACCCACTCACCATCCAGTGCCTGAGGATGGTCTGTCATCTCCACAGTCCTTGGGCATTGGTCACACTTTACAATCACCTTGTTGATTCTCATTATATACTGGACTCCTTTTCATTGGCTAGGGCAGCTCTCACCACCCCAGCCAGTAGACTTTTTATTGTCTGTCAGTCTCCCCAGCGGTTCATGTTGGCACTCTCACTGGGTTTTACAGGTGGGGGAGGCAGGTCAGCCTCTGTGAGCCCCACAGGTGATAATATGAACTTGGTGGCTGTGCCTCCGCTAACTGGATGGATGGTGATGCCCTTGTTGCCAATCTGTGTCTGGCACAGCCCAGATTCTGATGAGCTTTTTCATTGCTCCACCTCCTTTAATTGGTCTTGCCTCTCTTTGGTGGGGGCATCCCCATAGAAATCCTCAGGGCTCACAGCGATATAGGTCTTTTGAGATATGCTGCCCTGAATGTTGAGGTCTCTCCTCTCCCTCTTGCCATACTTGTCTGGAGATTTCCTTTCCTGCAGCCAAGCAGCTGCCTGCCAATCTCCCTTGGCAACAGAGACCTCCTCAGTCACTGTCCCTGTTCTGGTGGTGATGGTCTTGGTCTTGATGACCTGTCCACCTATGGCAGCCTGCTTGATGAGCTCAAGGCATTCCTGCTCCAGTTCCAGCTCTGCCCTTTTTACTGCCACCACAAAGTCCACGAGCATCTGGTCATGCTTATTGATGGGCATTCCCAGTTCCAACAGACCCTCAGCCTCAGCCCCTGCCTTTTTCCACCTCCTGAGAGTCTCATCTGAAATCCTGCAGAGGGAGCAGGCATCCTTTTCAGTCAGCCCACCTCTCACAGCTTGATAGATGCTTCTGAGCTTGGTCTTAGTCAGTTTTGTCTGCCTGCCTGCCATAATGACTCCATTTTATCACCTGTTCTCCCAGTGTCAAAACAGTGAAGCTGAATCTTACCTATTCAGTAAGTTCTGGGCTTGCTGTTTCGATAAGTCCTTGACCTTTCAATGTTATGATTGCCCCCTGAGCCCTCAGGACTGGCGTGTTCAGGGTAACATTCCCATCCCTGTCTGTCAGTGCCTCTAGAGCTTTCATGATTCTTTCCATCTCAGCTGTATGAGGGATTCTTTCAACTCGTCAATTTGTGATATTAGGAACTCATAAGTTCCCACGTCATCGGTACTTCTGCTTATCCACTGTTTGTCTAGGAACTCGTATAGCCACTTTATATCGGCTTGGAACTGGGCTTTGGCTACACCATTTAGTTGACGTTGACAAGCGTGGCAATCTTCATCACCAAAACCCTCTTTATCATGAAAGGGGCAATCACCACAAACCGCTATTATTATCGCTACTTCTGTCAGCACCCCATCTTTATCCATAGCAAGGAAGGCTTCTTGGATTGCTTTGTCACACTTTCTAGCCCATTCTTCAGGCTTCATTATCACATCAGTTTTAGACAACTCAAGAAATTTGGTAAATTCTTTTTCCAGTATCTCTTTAATCTCCATTGGTAGCCTCCTTAAAGAAACAACTCTTATTCTTTAATCTCCCCCTCTTGGCTAAGATACTTACTTCCTTTTAATCCACCAATCAAATAGTTCTTGACCTGTTTTGTGTTGATACTTCAAGGGCTTGCCACTTTTACTCATGTGATTGCGTGACACTCTTGCATCAACTATGTGGTCACAAGCCCTACGCCACAAGTAAGCAATCTTCGGAAATCTAATGGCTTCTTCTATGGGGTTTGCTCTATAGGGGCACATCACACAACCGATGCGTTTATACCCCTCGTCATATAGAGAACAGTGGGCTAGTTTGTTCTCCCGAAGATACTGCCATATATCATAATCGTCAAAATCGTATATTGGCTGAACATAGAACTTTGTTTTATTATTACCCCTACCTTGTCCAACAAAGCATTGCTGTTTTCGTCTAGGGCTCTCTGCTTTGCGATTTCCTAACACTACCACACGGTTTTTACCACCAGCTTCCTTGATAACTGTACAGCACCACCGATGGTTACGAAATGGCAAGCCTTTTCTATCCACTTGCTGCCAGAACCCCTTGGCGTGGTAATCCCATATAACATCAGGGTAATTCAGCTTAATGAAGTCGTGTATCTCTTTAGGGTCTATCGGGCTAACACAGTAATGGGCATCGAACTTAACCCCTGCTTTAACAGCCAAGTCATATATAGCCACACTATCCTTACCGCCTGAGAACGCTAGATAATACCCTTCCTGTGGCTCCCAAGCCTGTAGTAAAGAGATAGCAACCTCTACCTTATTCTGCCCTTCAAAGTTAAGCTGTTGCAAGCCCACCTACTTTCCCCCCTCTTTATCCCTCTATATTACCCTAGAAACTTGGCTCTAAGGTCAAGGTATTCTTTGTTATCCACATATTGCATCAGGTGTAATTTATCCAATTCACCAAATATCTGCTTTATCTCAGCCTTATTATCTGGTATCAGGGGCAATAATGTAGTAACAGCATCTTCGTTTGAAGCACAAAAGGCACAGCCACCATCAATGGCAAGTGGGTTATACCAACACTCTACTACTGTGTCGTTTGTCTTTTGCATCGCCTTACAATGTTGACACCATAATTTCTGTATCTTCTCCCTCAACTCAGGTCTATTCAATCTCTCAGGCTGTAACCTGTCTATAATTTTCCTTACGCAGTTATCTAAACGTATGAAGAACTTTGTTGTAGGATATATACCAAGTTCATCGGGGTTATCAAACATTTCTGATATAGCATCAGTTCGTTCTTTCTGAAACTCGCCTATTAAAGTATTTTCTGGTTCTAGTATTACTTTATCATCAGCCATCTTATCTACCCCCTCTTTATTTCCCCCTTTGGCTAGATACCTAACTCTATATCGCTTTCCACCTCGTTACCCCAACAATCCCAACCGTCTACTTTTCTGCGAGCAAAGAGTTCTATGCGTGGTAGGTCGCCCATAAGTGTGACAATACGTTCTCTTATCTCAGTTGGTTTCTTGCTGTGCTGTAACCTTGGAGACATAATGACCTGCATAACCTCATTATTAGCAATTTCTAATTTCCCCTTTACACCTAGCAAGCAAATCTCCGTACTTGGTTTTGTGTAGTGTCCGATTCCGTAAACGCAACCAAAATTATTAGAGTTCATCTTTAGCCAATTAAACGCAATGGTTTTATATTTGAATCCCCAACTACTCATTACGTCTAGTGCTTCAGGTAATAAAGGCGAAGTTGCCCATAGAAATAAGTAGCAGTTCTTGTCTACGATATCCTTAATTCGCAACCCCTTTAACTCGTCTTGCGTCATAGTAGGATATTGGCTTTCAGCAGAACCCCATATACCCTTATCGTTATAACTCCAAGGTGGGTCAGCATATATTATCTGGTATTTTTTCATGGTATTTGGTTTAACCTTTCTTGGAATTCGTTAATGTTAATCTCTACTTCTGCCCCATCAATAGGTTCGTATGCTTCAGTTTCCATTGGTGTAGGTTCATGTATAGGGCAAGGTTCATAACCCCGCAAAGTACCATTTATTTTCCCGCTTACGACTCTCGCATAATATTTAGAGTTTATATAACATCTACACTTCGGTTTCATCTTCGCCCCCTTTGGCTAGATACTTGGCTTTGATTGCATCGTAGTCGCTTCTCTCTAAGGATATGCCCAACATATTTGTAGCCTGCCTGTGGCTTTCACTCTCTATCTCAGCAAATATCCCCTCAATCTCAGCCTTATTATAGAGTCTCCTCATTCCATCTCCTTTTTGTGGTGCCTTGGATTGTGGCACCTCCTGCATTCCAGTGTGCAGTTCTCTCTGGTGGTCTTTCCCCCATCACTGAGGTCTTTGATGTGAACAAGGTCAAGACCCCTCCAGTCCGGTCTCCGGTGACAGGTCATGCAAAGCCCCTCTGATTCCTGCACCAGCTGGGCTTTGAGCTCTCTCCTCCTTTTCAGCTCATCAACCCTCTCTTGCCTCTGGCTCTTGGGGAGGGTCACTCCATGTGGGAGGAAAGAATAATCACTCATCTGCAGCCTCACTAAATTTGATATGGGCATGCTCTGTCTTGACATACAGGATGGCAGCTGTGTCCCTGCCCTCCAGATGGGAGTCACAATAATAGTCCACTTTTTTCTGAACCTCACCCTCACTGAGGTCACCCCTCATGACCACCTTGATGGTGACTGCTGTCAGATGTAGCTCATCCTCAGTCATTACTCCCTCCTTTATGGGTGGTCATCCAGCACCCTGCTCTGCCCCCAATCGTCTGGGAGGTGCTTGGATTTTTCCTCTTCTGCCTTGTTCTCCCCCAGATTCTGCATTAGCTTTTCCATGTCAGTGCTGAACTTGTCCTCCTCCCCCACTGGTAGCTCTGATTTCTCTACAACATATCTGACAAACTCAACCCAGCCCTCCATGAGCTTTGTCCAGTAATCACAGAAAGCCTTGGCTTCCATCCAGACCACTATCTCACCCACTGTGGTCTTGAATGTGAGATAAACCCTTTTCTCCTGATGCTTGTATTCCAGTCCTATAGTCAGGGGCATGCTCATCATCCCACCTCCTGTCCCCATGGAAGGGTCTTGCCCAGATTCTCTGGGGTGATTTCTGCTCTCCTGATATGCCCTTTCAGGTGTCCCTCCATGGACTGGATAATGTTGGCATGCTGCCTGAAATTGGGGAGCCTGAACTGAGGCTTGATTTCCTTTCCACAGAACCTGCACAGGAGAGTATCTCTTTGCAAAAAGCAGTCCACAAGATAGAGGTCTTTCACCTCCTGCAGGAACCCCCAGAACTCCCTGCCATCACTCTCTTTCAGCCCAAATACCTGAGTGACCTCAGCTGGAGCAAGGATGTAGTATTGCAGGTCATGGTCAGACTTCACCCTGAGCATGCGGTCAGACCTTTGCCCCATCACTGTGCCACTGCCCCCTGATTTCATATTGTGCCCCAGATACACCCCATCATTAACCTTGATTCTGTCTCCCTTTTCCATATTGCCTCCTTTGGTTGTTCCCACTATTCAGGTGATAAGCCATGGACTTGACCGCTGACTCCTCCCACTCCATCACATCTGAGATGGAGGCTCCCAGCCAGAATGCACACTCCTGTAACCTCCTGCAGTCAATATCCACTGAGATGACAATGACTTTCTCCCTTGGTTTGAGTTGTTGGATTGCCCTGTCTATATCTGCCTTGAGCTGGAGGGGGTATTCAAAAGGTGCCTTGGCTGTCCCTCTCCCCTTTTTCCCCTGAGAACCTGCATCTCCATCCCCTCCCATGGGATTCTTGCCCTCCTCAAGGAGGTCATAGTTAGCCATTAGCCTCCTGAGCAACCCCACTGAATAGTCTCTCTTTCCCATCAGGGCTGGTTTTCCTGCCTGATTTTCGTCTGGTCAAACTTGACACTGCTGGGCAGAATAAGCCCTGAACCAGTCACTATCTCCTTTTTAGTTTTTTGTTGTGGAGCTGGGACAGGCATCTTGATTTGGATGATGCCATTCTGGGATGCAAAGATAAAGGCATGAATCATCCTCTCACAGTCCCTGCACAGCCCCATCTTGTTGTCCTTGCCCACCCACCTGTTGCATTCAGGGACAGGGCATCTCTTGAATTGTTCCTCCTCATGCCTGATTGGGGGCTCTTTGCCATCCCCTACAGCCTGCCTGTGCTCATCATCTCTTTTGCCCATTCAATGCTCCTTTCAATATGATATTGGGTTGTCTGTGCATGGGGAACCTTGCCCCACAGTCTTGACACTTTGCCCAGAGCTTGTTCTCAGCATCCAGCTCCTCCCTCAGAATCCCATTGCATGCTGGGCACTTCCCCACACAGTTGCCTCTATTCGGAAACAGTCCCATAAGTCATCACCTCCTCTGCCACTATTATAGCACCGGCTCCATTGTCACCCTTTGCATGGAGCCCATGCTTTTTCATCCAGTTCTGCAGCCCCCCATCTCTGGCAATCTCAATCTGGACATCCTCCACCAGCCTGGAATAATATCTCCTCTTGAACAGCTCCCTGTTGTGCACTTGTCCATGGTGGATGCGACACAGGAGGATTCTCTGCTGAAACTTGGGGTGGGAGTCTCTCCCTTTCTTAACCTCCCCAAAGGGTTCATGGAACTCCAGATGCCCAATGCTGCCACAGACCCCTGTTTCCTCATCAGGGAACTGGCAGACACCATCACAATCAATATAAGCCTGCCTCCAGTTGGGGTGCCTCATGTTCCTGAGGGACATTCTGGTGGAGAACTTTCTCCAGTCAAGGTCTTTGTGTGGCACCGGCAATCCTCCTTGTCTGGGCATCCTTGAGAGACTTGACATCCACATAGGATTTTCTGGCTCCATCAAGGATGAGCTCCTTGTGCTCATCCTTGATATAGTGGAGGGTGAATGGCTTGCCCCCATGCTCAAACCATCCCCTCTTGCATCTGCCACAGCTCCAGTGCTTGAGGCTCTTTGCCTCCCCCTCTTTTCTGGGCACCCTGTAGGTGTCAGTAAAGGTGTGGCAGAAAGGGCACATCTTGTTTGAGCCCATTCTATTTGGCAAAGAGCTCCTCCAGCTGGTGGAGAGCTGTGACCTCATTGCTCTGGGCTATCTTGAACCCTGTCTCCATCCCCACCAGCCAGCAAATGACCTCATGCTCAGCCAGCCCTGCTGCATTTACTGGGTCAATCCCTTGAGCCTCATATTTCTGTTGTCTGGTCTCAATCTCCTCATTGACATCATCCATGTTAATCATCTGGGCACCTCCTTGAATGCTTTGAGTGGGATGACCCTCAAGACCACCCCCTTGATTTTCTGGGCAGGGAACCTGAGAGCCACAGACCTTGCTATCCTGTAGAGGTGGGGAAAGGGCTTGACCCCCTGCTTGTTGGTGTAGAGGATTTCCACCTCAAGGGTCTCATGGAACATCCTGCTCTCTGCTAGCCCCACCTTGGGCTCTTTGTGACCATCCCAGATGGGGGCTTTAATCTGAAATCTGGTTGCCATCGGACTCCACCTCTACATCACATTTTCTGGGTTTGAAAGCATCTTTTCTGTAATTGTGAGTGCTGCCTGATGTCTCTCCCCCACCAATCATGTCTCTGGAACCATCATCATATTCAAGCTCTACAGCTCCATATATACCACTGGGAGGAGCATGGAAAGTCACTCTGGTGACCAACCTGAACTGCCTGCTCACCTGAAAAGCCTGCCTGCACCTCTTTCCCAACCACCATCTCCTGTATCTCTCCTCAAAGTCCTCTCTATACATCTTGATACTCCTTTGCCCACACCACTGGATGGATAGAGATGACAGTCTGGTCAACATTTGCCTCTCTGGCTGTTGCCCTCAGGGAGAGCATGTGCCAGCAGTCATCATCAAAGAGGAGACCACAGCCAATGTCCCCATCTTTCTGGGGCAGGCATAGCCCATCCAGCCATGGTTTTACAGCTGAAATCATGCCATCCAAGTCCCTGACCTTGTATTTGCCCTTTGAGCTGGGGACAACATTGAACATGACCTCACAGTGGTATTTGAGCACAGGCATTCCTGCCTGCACCAGCATGCCCAGATAATAAGCCTCAGTTCTTGCTGTCTTTTCATGCTCACTCCTGACTGCCCAGTGCATCTTTCTCAGCTCATTGGGATAGAGCTTGGGGTCTGGTAGCCTGTAGAACCTGAAAATGAGGAGCTGCTTTCCAGTGAGCTGGATGCCCACTGCCCCCAGACCCTCCAGCTCTTGCTCTCTGGTCATCTTTTGCACACTATCCCCCAGTGCTTTTCCAGCTCCAGTGCCCAAGCAGGGGCATCTTTCTCCGTCATATACTGTGCCACCTGCCCTTTGAACAGTTCCAGAACAGCCTCCCTGTCCATTTCCAGCAGGTCATCCACCAATGCCCTCATTGCCCCCTCTCTGACCTGCTTTGCCCATACTGTCCAGCTAACAGTATTTTTAGGCTGGAATAACATCTCAGTTGTTATGTAGGCAGAGGCAACTACTCCCCACAAAGCTCTCACCATCCCATCCTCTACAGCTACCCCTGAGGGCTTGAGAACATCCAGCATCTTGGACAGGGTATCACTCAGCTGGGGGATGTCCTCTGGCTTGATGTCTAGCCCTATGACTGCCTCTTTGATGAGGTCTCTTTCCTCACTCATTTTCTGTCTCCTTTCAATATATTGGGAGGGCAGGTGCATTCACTGCAGGGCTGCCCACATCTCCTGCAGGTGTAGAGCCTCTGGAGGGGTTCACCTTTCCAAGTCCTGAGCTGCTCCCACCTGACCTTTCTGCCACACCTGCATCTAGGCACTGCCCTTTTCCTTTCTGAACTCCCCTGCCTCTATGACCACCACCTTGGCTCCCTCTATCCTCTGGAGCCTGCTGGCTATCATCCAGCTAATGGGGCTGTCTTTGTCCCCCTCCTCCTTGGGGAGCTGCTGGTTGGTGGTAACCACCAGAGGGAGCCCCTCCCTGTAGCGGTAATCCACAATAGCCTCCAGCCTTTCCTTGACCCAACCTGAGGGCTTTTCCCTGCCAAGGTCATCCAGCACCAGCAGACCCACCTTGCAAAAGAAATCAAACTGCTGGTGATAGGGCATGGTGCAGTCTTTGTCCATGGAGCTCCTGAGCTCATCCAGCAGGGTGGGAACATAAGCATATCTGGCTGGTCTCCCCTGCTTGAGCCACCTCTTGCAGATAGCCACAGCCAGATGGGACTTGCCCCTGTCCACATCTGCCATGATGGTCAGCCACCTGACCTCTGGGAGGTCGGATGCCAGCTTGGAGGCTGCATTCCATGCCTCCTCAGTGCTCTTGTCCCTCAGCTGATACTTGGCAAAAGTCCAGTCATTAGTTCCCTTTGGTAGCTGGCAGTATTTCAGCCATGTTGCCTCCCTGTGCTTGCTCATCCTGGTGATGGTGCACAGGCAGGGCACAGTCTTGGAGAAATCAGGCTTTCCATTCACCAATGGGTGCAGGTAACCAGTTCCCCCACAGTGAATGCACTCAGGGTCAGCATAGCCATCATGCTCCTGCTCATCCCACTGAATGCTTGAGCCTAGTTGTGAGGCTGGGGCTGTCTTTGCCCTTGGGATTATATCTCCCACCCTTTCCGGTCTGTCCATTGTCTGCCCTCCTTTTCCTCTGAATATCCTTGGCAATCCTCATCCAGTTCCAGATTTGCTGAGCTGGTCTTGATGCCTTGGTAAGGGGCTCATCCAGCTTTCTGGCAGCCCAGAGCTTGGATTCTGCGAGCAGGTCAAGATTGGGGTGTTCTTTTTTCAGCCCAACAAGTAGCTGATAGCACTCTCCCAGACCCAGCTTGAATCCTTTGACCCCTCTCCAGAACTTGATGAGTTCCTTGTCCTTTTCTGGCAGGTTCTCAATAGCCTGTCTGGTGTCATCATCTATAATAATGGTATTGGTATTTTCTTTCCTTTTTATAGGTGAGCCTGACTTGAGCCTGCTGCTCTTACCCTTTTGGTAAGTTTTACTGGTTACCATTTCAGTAAGCTCTATTATATCAGCCTCAGAAAGCCTGAACCATTCTCCCTTGAATTGCTTGGGTTTGAATTTTCTCTTGAGTTCCAGCTCCAGAGTGGCTGCCATGGGACTCTCTTTGGTGAGTAATACTGAGAGCTCAAGGGGCATCCCTTTATAATCTGCCAGCCTTTCCTGTAGGTTCTGGGTGTAACCTATTTTATAGAGGTCATCAGGTGCCTTGAGAACATACACCCAGCCATGCTCTTTGTGACCCCTTGGTTTGTCTCCGGTATGCAGGTCATGGATATTGATACCTATGAGATACTCCAGCCTCTTTTTCCTAAACACCTTTGACCTTGAGACCCTCCACTGGTCATAATCTTTATTGAACCAGTATCTCTTGCCATCAGTCCCAATAACCTTGGCATCAAGGAGCCACTGGAGCTCCTGCTTGATGTGGGTCTCCCCCACTCCAGCTGCCTCAAAGTCTTTCTGGAGAGGGATGACCGCATGCTTTCTGTCTGAATCACCCCTGCATCCCCAAGATAGCCTGAGGATGAGCAGGATGATGCCCAGCTGCCTCTTGGTGAAGTCACAGGACATCAGCTCCTCAAGGAGTTCATGGGCAATTCTCAGGTGGGGGTCAGTTGGCTGTGGATTCGCCATTGAGCCTCCTGTTCCTCCTCTGCCTGTAGCCCTCAACCCTGATGTCAGTGGCTACATCTGACAGGTCAACCTTGGGGGTGGGGAACCATCCACACTGCAGGCATTCAGCTTTCTCCAACCATGCCCTGAACACATTGCCCCCACACCTTGGGCACCTGTTTGGGATTTGCTCCTCCATGGGCAAGAACTGTGGCTTGAGCATTGTCTGTGCCTCCTTTTCAGTTGAGAAAGAGGGGAGGCTTTCACCTCCCCTCACAGTCACCTATTCAAATGGGAACTCATCAGGGGTGAGGTCTGCCTCACTCTGCCCTGCATTCTCCGGTGGGTCTTTCTCCCCAACCCCTGCCTGCTCTTTCAGCTGCTCAAGGGTGACCCCTGACTCCACAGTCACCAGCAGTTTTTCAGCCTCCTCAGCGGTCAGCTGGCAGTCAATCAGGGACTTGCCAGATTTCCTGAACATGATGGCAACCATCCCCCCAAGGTCAGCTGGGGCATAGTTCATGAGCTTGGCTGCAGTGGTGATTTTCTGGATGGTCTCTGCCAGCTTTTTATTGGCTGGTGCTTTGGGTGGTTGCTTGCTGTCTGTCTTGGGCTTGGGTGAGGATGTGGTGAACTTGCCTGAATCAATGACATCCCTCATGTCCTCAAGGTCTTGGGTGAATATCTCAGAGAGCCTGCCCACTGACAGGGCTGCATCCACCTGTGACCTTTTCTTTGCCATCTTGAGGAGGGTATTCACCTGAGAAAAGATGTCATCA